ATTTTATTGTGGGAAATAAAGTTGCTAGAATTGGAATTATTAAAAATCCTTTAGTATTTGGTACTACAGATACTAAATTAACAAAAGATAAAGCAAGTAATGCATATGCTATAAAACTAGATGATTATACAACTTCCAGTTTTGCTGCAAATTCTACAATAACTCAAACAGTAAGTACAGGAACAACTGCTGTAGGAAGAGTAGTTTCTTTTAATAATGTTACGGGAGTATTAAAGTATTGGCAAGATAGATATGCGGTTGGATTTAGTACAGGATCTAGTTCTTTAAGTGGTAATGTTCCTCAATATGGATATACATTGAATGCATTTATTTCTTCAACAAATCAAATACAAGGTGAAACAAATAATGTTGGTATAGATACTATATTTACTGGGATCTCTACTCAAATAAATAATACCACATATAATCTTGGACAAGAATTTACTGATGGATTAGCAAATCCTGAAGTTAAAAGATATACTGGAGAAATGATTTATATTGATAATAGACCATCAATTACACGATCCAAAAACCAAAAAGAAGACATCAAAGTCGTTTTGCAATTTTAATAAAAGATTATGCCACAAGAAACAAATCTAAACGTATCTCCATATTTTGACGACTTTGATTCGGGAAAAAATTACCATAAGGTATTATTTAAACCTGGATATCCAGTACAGGCAAGAGAATTAACGACTCTTCAATCTATACTGCAGGATCAAGTAGAAAAATTTGGAACTCATTTTTTCAAAGAGGGTTCTAAAGTAATTCCAGGACAGACAAGATATAGGTCTAACTTTTTTTCTGTAGAAATTAACAGTGACTTTTTAGGAGTCCCAGTTTCTCTATATTTAAATGAATTAGTTGGAAAGAAGATTCGTGGACAAAATTCAGGGATAAGAGCAAAAATTGAAAAAGTAATAACTTCAGATCAATCAGAAAGAGGAAATATTACTCTTTACGTCGATTACTTAGAATCTTCTACTGAAGATTTAGTGAAGAGTGTTTTTGATGATAATGAAGTTTTGGTATCAGAAACTGCAATTAAGTTTGGCAATACTTTTATTTCTGAAAATCAGGGGTTTGCTTCAACAATTTTAGCAAATTCAACTTCAACTGGATCTGCATTTTCTATATCAAATGGAGTTTATTTTATTAGAGGCACATTTGTAAATGTATTAGATGAAATTTTAATTTTAGATCAATATACCAATACTCCAAATTATAGAGTTGGTCTTTTAGTAAATGAAGAAATTGTAACCGCAGATGAAGACACTACATTAGCAGATAATGCACAGGGATATAATAACTATTCTGCTCCTGGTGCAGATCGTTTAAAAATTACAACTACATTAACAAAAAAACCTCTCACTGATTTTAATGATACTTCGTTTGTTCCATTAGCTACTATTGAAAATGGTAGAGTAAGAATTAGTAATAATAAAAATACTCAATATAATTTGCTTGCTGATGAGTTTGCAAGAAGAACTTATGATGAATCTGGACATTATTATGTAAAACCATTTAAAACATATTGTAAGGAGAGTTTGGATAATGGGTTAAATAATGGAATTTTTAGAGAAAATGCATTAACGTATCAAGGAAATGTACCCAGTGATGATCTTGCAGTATATAAGATTAGTCCTGGAAAAGCATACGTAAAAGGATATGAAGTTGAATTTAATGCACCAACATTTTTAGATGTACCAAAACCAAGAACAACTAAGACTGAAGATAGTAAGGCAGTAAAAGTTGGGTTTGGACCTACATTATCTTTAAATACAATAAAAGGGGCAGCAGGTTCTAATAATAATGCATTTGGAAACTTTAAAATAGTTAGTTTATATGATAGTAGAATAGACAACAATACTCAAATTTATAATGCTGTCAACTCAGCAAAAGAAATTGGAAGAGCAAGAATGTATGACATTGCTCTAGAAAGTGGTAGTTATGATGCCATAAATTTATATGCTAACATTTGGGATACCACAATAATCGATGTTGATTTACAATCAGATTTAACTTTAAATGAAGCAATTACAATCACAACACCAAAGTTAGTAACTGGAAAATATACAGGTGCGACTGGATTTTTAAAGTATGATGTTACTGCCGGTACTGCAGTAACTGTCTATAGTATAAATGGGGAATTTTCAGAAAAAGAACCTATTAGTTTTGGAAGCACGTCATCATCTACTTCAGCACAGGATGATGAGGGTAGGTTTATAACTGACATCACTAATTATTCTCTTTCCGATGTACAATCCTTTTCCGTTGGATCTGGTGGTATTATGAATGTAGCAAATGTAGTGCAAATACCAACTTCTTTTATTGGAAATTCTGAAATAACAGGAGAATCTGCTGGAGTATCTACGATAACTGTGAATGGATCTATAATCACTGGAATTGTCACCACAGGAAATTTAGTTCAATATACTCAATCTGGAATTACTTCCGTAACATACGCAAAAGTAACTTCTGTTGATGTTTTAAACAAAACAATTGAAATTAACGCTGTTTCAAATGTTGCTGGAGTAAACCATGGTGATCTTCCAACTTCGGATATTACAGTAAATGATTTACAAGTATTGTCCGCAAAACTTCCTAGAGAAAAGTTTAGTGGAAATACATCATCAAATAAAGCTTTGTTCAGTGATGTTCCTAATAAAAATGTTAAATCTGTAGATCTTGAAAATTCTGAATTTATTTTTAGAAAAGATTTTATAATGATTATAGACAGTAATGGTGATACTGGATATAACACTGCAGATGTTCCAACAGATTCTACATTTATGCCATTTGATGAAGAAAGATATATATTAATCGATACTAATGGCAATCAAGTAAATATAACAGCAGATAACTTTGAATCTAATGCAGGATTAACTCAAGTAAAATTTACCAACACGAATGGTGCTCAAGGTGTTGCATATCTAACTGCAACTTTAAAACAAACTAAAGTAAAATCAAAAATAAAAAGAAAGAAAATTGTAGAAAGCATTATAATTAATAAATCTTCAAACTCATCATCTCAAAATGAAGATGATGGACTTTCTTTCGGAAATTATCCATATGGAACTAGAGTACAGGATAAGGAAATATGTTTAAACTATCCAGATGGACATATTCTTTATGGTGTGTTTGAATCAAGAGATACCTCAGATCCAGTTATACCATCTGCTACAATTAATAAAAATTCCGAAGATCTTATTATTGGTGAAACTATCATTGGAAGAACTAGTAATGCAAAAGCAATTTATTTAGAGCAAAAGTCTGGTTCTAGCATTGGATTTGTTTATCAGGATGATTCTAGATTTAAAGAAAATGAAATTGTTGATTTCACTACTTCAAATGTGAATGCAGTAATTAATTCTATTGATATTGGAAGTAATAATATTATTGATTCTTATAAGTTTAATAGTGGACAAAAGTTGTCTTTTTATGATTATTCTAGAATTATACGGAAAGAGGATGCGGAAGCACCTAAAGGAAAATTAAAGGTTTTATTTTCTAGATATTTTTATGATTCCTCAGATACTGGTCATTTTACAACAGTAAATTCTTATGATGGTTTTGATTATGGATCAGACATTCCATCAATTGAGGGTAAAAGATTAACTGATATAATTGACTTTAGACCTAGAGTAAGTGATTACACTGTTTCTGAGGGTTCCCGATCTCCCTTTGAATTTGATGGTAGATCTATTAGTACTTCATCTTCCGATTTAACGAAAGTTATGGTTTCTGATGAATCAATTCCATTAAAGTATGATTATTACTTACCAAGAATTGATAGGATATCTTTAACTAAAGATAAAACTTTTGTAGTTAATTATGGAACTCCTTCAGATAATCCACAACCACCAGCAAATGTAGATGGTGGAATGAATATTGCAAATGTACATTTGCCACCATATTTGTTTAATTCTTCTGATGCTAAGGTTGAGTTTGTAAAACATAAGAGATATCAAATGAAAGATATCTTTAGACTTGAGAATAGAATTAAAAATCTTGAGGAGTATAGTACTTTATCTTTATTAGAAACTGATACTAAAAATTTATTTGTTGACGATGGGACAGGTGCTAATAGATTTAAATCTGGGTTTTATGTTGATAATTTCACTACTAGACTTGGACAGGACAATAGTATTGGTGTTAGAAACTCTGTAGATCCTACTAGAGGAATTTTAAGACCTTCTCATTACACTACAAATGTAGAATTGGAAGTTGGTAACGAGACTATAATTGGTGATACTATTGATGTAAGTAAAGATAAGAGGTATTCTTCAATCTTTGGATCAAATATAAAAAGAAGCGGTGATGTAATTTCTCTAGATTACACAGATGTATCTTGGATAAATCAACCATTTGCGACTAGAACTGAAAATGTAACCCCATTTTTAGTAAAAACTTATTTTGGTTCTATAAAGTTAGATCCAACTGCTGATCAGTGGATTGACACTAAAAGATTGCAACTTAATTCAGTTGAAATGGAGGGTTCTTTTCTAGGGGTTGCAGAAGCATTAAATTCAGAAATTACTACTAATGCAGATG